ATGACTTCTTCTAAATGAAAGATTTTGATTATAATCATTGTCAGCCACCGCTGATGTTGATGATAATAAATGTATGGTTACTTCAGTTACTAATTCTTTTGATATGTCATCAACTAAATTACCAAGTTGTGTGTTTAAATCATTAAAAGCGGCAGTCGCGTTAGTAATTATTTCATTTAATTTTACAGTTTGATTTGTAACCAAAGTACCAACTTCGGTCATACTGTGATTTCCAAACAACGTATCTAAATCGTGGTTTTTATCAATTAACGTATAATTATTCGTTGGAACGAAATTAACTATCATTTTAGTTAATTCAGTTTCCAATTTATTCATTTGGTCAGTTTGTAATGAAGGGTCAATTAATTCTTTATAATATGAACTATAAGGTGCTGGCGACACATACAATTGACTTGCATCTTTATTAGGTCTATCATTAAGGAATTTTAGGTTAACATTTAATTTGGTGTCCATGACACTTGTTGCCGGAGTTATCTCAGGTTGATTTTGTTCCACTTTTTCAAGATAATATTTATTTCTTGAAATTGTATCAGGGTCTTTTCCACCATTAAGATAATCGATAAGTATATTAACATCATCCGTAGTTAACATTGAATATCTTCTGATTAAATCATAGAAATCAATTTCTTCACAACCTGCAAAGAAAGCATTAATATAATTTTCTGATTCTTCGTCACTCATACCTTTAAAGTGTTCCCTTACAAGTAAGTTTAATATACTTGGGTGATCGACAATTACTTTGAATGATAAAGTACCGTTTCTTTCTGTATTTTGATATGTATAAATTGGTTCAGGACGACCTAAGAATGTATTAGCGTCCCATTTAGCAGCGTTTTGTTCTTGGATTTTCAAATCATATGGAGGAAACCACATAACACGACCACCATTGTTACCCCTTTCACAATAAGGTAAATCATTGTAAGTAAATCCGGGAATATTAGATGTTTTCCAAGCTAAGTTTTCAATTGAGAACATGAATTTTTTTGCATAAAATCCGTCACCCTTTTTGAACATATTTGTTGACCCGTCAAACGTTTTATTTCCATTAGACATAGGCGCTATGTTGATATTCCAAGGTGTAGATAAAACACTACTATCGAACTTTCTAATAGTCGCAGTTCTTTTCATCGTATCTGAATAATTCATATACGAACGGTCTTTAGTCCACGCTCTACAATATTCAACACCTGATTCTTCACCGAATTTATCAACATATTTAACGGCAGAGCCTCTAGATAATAATACGTCCCCATCTTTAAATATTCTACTTGTTTGGTCGATAACGTTTGCAACATGTGAACGCATTTCACTACCATTTGTAGGCATCGATTCCAAAATTTCTTGGGTATATCCTAAAATTGAATCTTCCCTGTAAATAAAGTTTGTTGATTTACTATCTTCAAATCCACCTTTTTGATTTGACCATTCTTTATTATTCGCGCCTAATTTATTTTTTGACTTAGAACTAATCCATGTTAATTTTCCACCAATAGGTCCGTGTTCAGATATATTCCTTTCTCTTTGGAATAATCTTGTTTGAACTGGGTCGAATAATAAAGATAAATAAAACGGACTTCTAATTGGTCTTCCGTTAAAATCTGACATAGAAAATTTAACATCATTTCCTCTGTCATCACCAATATATGCAATTGTATCCGGAGCATCAGCGCCGAAAAATTTATTAATATTTTGACCTAAACTATCAACAAAATTGAATACTTTAGATGAATTTTGTGACCTTGCGGTTGTTGTATAGTTTGGTGCATATTTTGAATACGATAAATTATCATATAACATTTGTTTTTGACCTGAACCCATATATTCTAGGAATAAATCGGACGGTTTTTGACTAATATCGGGTCTTCTTTGAATACCAAGTAATGAACCTAACGCACCTGTAATATCTTGGTTTAATTGACCTAAAGCCGTTCTTGCGTTTGGTCTATTTACTATCGGATTTTCAGGGTTTGATAAATAATCACCCGGAATTTCGGACCAGGGAAATTCGACCCCTGTTACTGTTTGAAGAAAATCGACACCTTTACCTACTAAAGTTTTTGCTACGGTAATTTTGTTATTTCCTTCGACTAAAGGTTCTTTACCTGTAACAATATTTGTGGCAGATGCAAGGTTACCTTCTAAAGCATCAATCAATCTTATACGACCTACGGTTGATGTTTCTAAATTTTGTTGTACTCTTGAGAAAAACGGTCCTTCAGGGTTTTCCTTAATATTCCAGGCGGCAAACTTCATTAATTCGGATTCAGTATCAAACTTGTCATTTGTAAAAATTCCGATATATGTGTGTTTATCTGCGGTAAAATATGGATACAAAGAAAGATTTGCACGTCTAGGTAATGTATTTATTTCTTCTCTAATAAAATATTCGTCAGGTTTGTATAGGTTTACCTTAGCAATATTGGTTAAATCTTCTGTTCTATTTGCATCAACAGGAGGTTGGTCAATATTTGGAAAGTCCGTCAATGTATTCATCCTATAAGTGTCAGCGGTTTGTGACATCGGACCATTATCAACAGGTAAAGTTCGACCTAAAATTTTGTTCCTAAACTCTTTTGTACTATTAAAATCTAACTTTGTTGGCATTATTCTATTTTATATTATAAATAGGTTTATTGATGTTTTATTGATTACCTGAATATAAAAAACTTCTTTCTTCAGGAGTATTTGAACTATACATTTCATCCCATGTTTCAGGACTTCTAGCAATAAACCTACCAATGTTATCTAAAAGGGTTGGTGACGCATTATATTCATGTACGTGTCTTATTTCCATTTGTGATTTTCGTTCAGCAACTTGAACGTCTTTAGCCTTTTCAAGTGCATCCTTAACCATTTGATTTCCTTGACGTTGTTTTTCAGTACTATCACTAATTAAAAGACCCCTAACAGTTGAAACCCATTTCTCCATATCGGGAACTATGTTTAATTTTGATAAAGTACCTAATTCTTCCACCTTGACACCTAAATTAGCCGATAACATTTCTAATTGTGTACCTAAATTTACGTTTTCAAAATCACTTTTTAACGCTTGAGCCATTCTAACTTTAATTGATGACGTAATTGCCATTACATTTCTATCAATTTGTTCTGTTAGTGTTAATTGGTCTTGTGCAATTGACATTGAATCTTGTTTCTTGAAATCTTCTCGATTTTTAATAAGTTCTTGTTTTAATGAATCGGTCATTTGACTTAATGGAATAGCACTACCAACATCTAATTTTAATCTTTCGGCAACACTATCTGGTAATTTAATAACCATTTCCCCGCCTTCCATTTGTGCAATATTTGTGATAAATTCTCTGTCTTCTTTATTCATTTGAAGACCTGTGGACATTAAAGCGGTTGAAGCTTGAACCCTTTCTGCGGAAGCTATAGCACCCTTAGCTAATTCATCATAAGAAACACCAAGTTCTTGAGCCATTGCTTTTGCTCGTCTAAGGTTAATACCTGTAATTTCAAAACGACCCTGTTCATTATTAAAAGTGGCTAAAGTTCCTGCGGCTTCAACTAATGCGGTTTGTAAACCTTCAACATTGTTGGTTGCCATGTACATTAATTTTAATGGGTCATTAAAGTCACCAAGAATACCCCCGATAACTTGTAAGTTTGCTGAAAGGTCAATAGCCCCTTCAGGACTTAATACTTTATCGGCAATTTTAAATGTTTCCGCCATATCCATTCTAAATTCAGTTGCAATTCTTGACATTTTAGCAAGACCTTCAATTCCGTTTTTAAAACCATAAGCATTTATTGTGGAAATATTTTTGTTAACGTCATCGGTAGTTTTTTTAGCCCTTAATCCAAGTGAAGTCGATTCAATACCCATTTTTTCAATTGCATCGGCAGCGTCAACTGCACCTAAACCTACTTTTTCTATGTTTGATTGGATTTCTGCCATTTTGGATAGATCACCAACAAAAGCTCGTGAAACGGCTGCACTTCTTTCTAACGCTTCGGTATTTTGGATATTCCATCTACCTGACTTTTCAATCATGTTGGTATAGTACCCTGTTAACTGTTCCATACCATAACCTAGTTTAAGAAGGACAGGGGACGCATTTAAAATACTTCTTCTAACGTCCTCAGATAATTGTCCCGTTAAACCTGTTTCTTCATTAATTTTAACCCTTAATTGAGCCTCATTTTGAAGTTGATTTAAGATTTGGTCATATAATTTTCCGGGAGCTTGTACTGGGTTAGCAATGATATCAATCATTTGACCAACACCTAGACCTTCTTCTTTTGAATATCCTTTAGTTTGAGCTAAATTTGAAGCCCATCCTTTAGACGCAATTGCTCCAACGTTTCCTGATATACTACTTAGAGTTCTAACTATTTCAGCTAACCCACTTAAAACTGTACCTATACTCATATAAATAAACTATTACTATAAATAGATTAGTTTTGTTTTTCTAACTCCAATAAATAACCAACAAAATAACGTCTAAGATAAACAGGCATAGTTAGGATGTCCTTATATGAAAATCCTTTTTTAATTAAGTATAAGATTTCGTCTAATTGCCCTTTATTATAATCCGTAGAAAGGGCGAAAAAATTCGACCCCGAAACCAATTTCAACTTGGATTGTATCTCCTGACGGGGTTTTTACATTTTGAGTTAAATCTAACCCAGGTTTATTGTCAGCCACAAATTTTCTGAAGTCTTGTGAATCTTTAATCGGCATTGATAGAATGTAATTTCTAATATACAATTGGTCACGATTTCCACCAATAGATTTAATCATCATTTCCATTCTTTTTGTGACAACAGGAACAACCCCTACACCATTCCATGTTTCTTTCATTGTTTCTAATTCATTAATTTGAGCTTTGGTAATGAATTTGAATGTAAGACTTTCTTTACTTTTTTCTAAATAATAAGAATATTCACCGTTTGAATCTTCCTTCAATTTAAAATCTTTTACTTTTAAAGTTGATAAATCGGTTATGAAAGTAAACGGTTCATTTGTTTTAGGATCATTAACTGAAATAGTATATTCCGATCCAAAAGAAGTATTTCTCAAAAAAATTAATATTGCTTGTTGATCTTCTTCAACTAATTCATCAAGATTAAAATCTTTATCTAAAATTTTTCTTTTTAGGATTTCATCAATAACTTTGTTATTTGCCAATAATGAAGGTGACGAAAGGATATTTTCATCTGAGGCGGTAAGATATGCCACTCTTAGTGACTTTTTTCTGTTGGTGTAATAAATACCTTGGCTCGGTAGTTCTACTACGTCATAAGCCGTACTTGGGTCGATTGTAAATTGTTCTGTCATGTCAAAAAAAAATTCTATACATTTATTGTTAAAAATAAATATACAGAATTAATTTTTGTATTTGAACGATAAAATTAGAATACTTGGATGCATCTATCCATACGAAGTGTACAGTCAATAGTTGCTAGATCATCTTTTGAGTAATCCAAATCACCAAAATTCAATTTAGTTAAGAAAGTTCCTTGGAGAATCCATTTTTCAACTACAACCCCTGTTGGGTCTAACATTTCTAGTTCAATATCTTTCTTATATCCAGCGGCATATCCCATTCTACCTGTAACTGATTCCGCATGAAGCCTGAACCATTCCATTAATGCTTGCGAAGCAGAAGGACCGATCGGGTCTTTGAATGAAACATCAATAGTTTCCCAAACGAACCTACCAGCAACATATGTTGATGTATTAAGGAATGGAATTTCAACATCCTTAATAGTGGCGCTCGGTCTTTTTGCAGATGTAACATACCATTCATTTATTCCTAGAGACGAAGGGAATCTTAGAATAAATCTATTTTGTCTTTTTGGTTCAAATGGAACCGGCATTTTCATTAATAAATCAGCCATTTTTATGAATTATTTGTTTTTTTAATTTATTTTCTTTATTATAAATATAGTACTATTGAAAATTTCAAATATTTTAAAAAATAATTTCAACTTTACTTGGAATTGTCATTTTTTTTTCGTAGATTTTTGGACCCCAGTAAATAGGTTCCTCTATCTCTTCTAATATTATCTCTCTCTAGTTAATATAATTTGCATAATAAATAGGTCCTTTTATTATTACTAGTTCCAGAGAGGGACCAATAGGAAAAAAATTTAAAAAATACCCCCAACTGAATGAGGGTATTTCCTATAAGAACTACCTAATTAAATATTTTCAAATGAAGCCCCTGTTGGTGTAATAATAAATTCTACATCAATGAACTCAAGTGAACGTGTTGGTTTAATATAAATTTTACCTCTCAAAGTATTTGCATCAATATCTTCTGGGTCGTTTGAAACAACAACACGGAATTCATACAAACCTCTTTCTTTCTTAATAGATTCTAGAATTGGATTAACCAACCTCAAGAATTCATTTCTTACTTGTTCGTCATTTTGTTCGAATAACAATCTGATTGCAACGGCAGAAATAAGTTTTCTTGCTCTTAGTAATAACCTTCTAACATTTATTCTATCAAGTGCAGATTCTCTTACTTGAAGTGTTTTATTACCCCAAATAATTGTTCCTGTGTCAGAGAACGTAGCGATTGGGTTAATTCTATTTTGATATAAATCATCCCTTTCAGAAAGTGTTAATTTTTTGTATGCTTTGATTGCATTTACCAAACCTCTTGAATAACCAGCAACCGCGAACCAAGGATAAGAAACATTATCTGTCAACGCGATATTTCTACAAACTTCACCTGTTGGAGGAATGTATAGTTGTGTTGCGTTATCAGTATCACGAACTTGAATCCATGGCCAATATGTGGCTGAGTAGTTAGAATCCAAACCAACAAAATCAATTGCATCTACAATTTCTTCAGTTGTTGAAATGTTTGGTGCCGAAATAACATATAATGAATCGGCTCTATCTGTTTCAATCATATCAATAGCCAAAGTTGTTAATGAACTATGGTCATAGAAGTTAATCCCCGGTGTTGCAAACACATTAATATCAACAGCTTCAGGGTTTGCAAATGTTTCCATACCCGCAACGTATGCGTAGTAGTCAGAAGTTCCAACTGTTGTATTGAATAATCCACCGTTTGCTGTGTTTCCTGCGGTATAAGTATTTTTACCGAAGATATAACCGTCACCGAAAGTTCTTACATTACGATAAATGTCCCAACCATCACGTCCACCGAATACTACTAAAGTAAATTTACGATAATTGATGTCAGTTAATTTATTGTCTGTTCCTGTTTGTCCTTCCAAATCGTAAGGTGTTGTATCA